GCGTTGCCCGATGTTTATACCGTTTTGTTTAATGATCTTTGCTAACTCTCCAACTAAAATTGATGTCTTAGTAGTAGCTACTGCATCTGCAAATACAATTTTTGGTTTGTCACGTTCAATCTTTGTTTCTAATTGATTGATTGTGTTGTTAGCAATTTTTAAAGCACGTTGCATAATCATTTCTGGGCTGTTCCATGCTTTTTCAACTTGGATGAAGTATTGTCTTGCACGTTTACCAGGTTCACTACGTTGAATCATTGCGATTTCTTTTGCAGTGTCTAGTGTTAGTGCGTGGTCAGTCATATTTTGATAACCACCTTGGGTAAGACATTTTTGGGTCACCCTTGTAAAATCGATATTTTCTTCAAAACCATACTCAGACATTCTGTTAAACCACTTCTTATATTCAGTCTTAACTTCTAATGCTTGATGAAGTTCTCGACCACTTATTGCGATTTCTCCATTTTCTTTTTCTTGTATGTTGAACATTTCGCCGATGTTCGATTTTGTTTGTAATGCTTGCATTTTATTTCTCCTTTACATTAGCGATATCAACTTGTAGTGCATCGCATATTTTTTTTACTGTGAGGAAGCCGGGATTTTTAACTTCTGTTTCGATAGATCGAATTGTCGAATTTTGTAATTCTGTTAGCTTCGCTAGTTGATAGCGTGTTATCCCCTTTTCTTCTCTCAATTCTTTTAAGTTCAGCATCTTACCACTCCTTATTGCCTATAACGATATTTCGTTATATGATTAATCCAACCCCACTACATTGGGAGGTGATTTCCTTGCTTATGCGAGGTTTTAAATCATCCTGTGGTTTTATAGGTTAGTAAGTCTAAATTAGAACATCGTTTGTTGTGTTCCACAGTCAACCAAGAGACGTTAACTAGGGTATGCGTACTAGAAGGTAGTAACTTTTAGGACGCTAGACTTTGATGGAAAACCTAAGCACCATACAGGGCTGGGGACGATACCAGCAAAAATTGTGCTGTTAGTCGTAGTAATTAGAACCGAACAAAATTTCCGTAACACATACCTTCTACGACAAGGTGTGTGTTTTTTTATTGGAAACAAAATGTTTGTAATGCTTTCATAATGTTTATGCTCCTTTCGTGTATAATGTTGTTATCAAATATTTAAGGTGGTTATTCTTATGGAATTCATACAATCTACTTTGTTTTCAAACGTTGTAGCTTTTCTAGCTTTAGGTCTATCTGCATACTCAATTTTTTATACTCGTTCTCAAAATAAGTTCAGTTTTGTTATTAGCGATCTTAATTTCTACTATGAAAATAATTTTGTAGAATTAAATTTTGTCGTCGCTAATGACTCATCTAGAACTCATACTTTAGAAGAATTAATATTTTTAGATAAAAACAAAAATGTTTTAACACCTATTAACGTAGTATTGGAATCTGATGAATATTCATCTCTCGGTATATATAATCCAAGTTATTTGCATGCTCCAATCGATAAACAATTAGATAAACCAGAAGTTATGATAGCTAATTCGTCATCAGAGTTTTTATATAAATTCGAATTAGAACCTGCGTTTATAAAGATTGTTTCTAATCAACGAATAAACAAACTTAAAAAGTATAAGTTAATCTCTACCGATTCTTACGAGCATAATTAATATCGCTAAATTCATGAAAAAGTGAATTGCTAGTAGTGTGTTGGTCAGCATCATTTTGTATCTTCCTTTCGTGATTTTTGAATAACTTTTATTTCAAAGTTATTTATCTTCTCCAAGTTTTCTTCAACCACCTCGATAGCTTTTAAGGTTGATTCAATCAACTTTTTGAGTTCATCGAGGTTTGTTGCTTCGATGTTTTTTATTTGCAATCCTTCCATTTGTAGTTCCTCCTATTAAGATGTTTGTTTAAATTTCAAATTGGCTAATATCTACACCGTATTTAATCGCCATACTCTTAATCACTGAAATGTATATCTCAACCAATCTAGGTTCATCAGTAATCACATCTAATTTTGACAACTTGTTAATCTGGGTTTTCGTTGCACCATTCGCTAGCATTTTGCCTTTGCGGTTCTGCATACGAATTTTTAAATTACAGCGTCCTTTTTCTTCTAAAGCTTTATATGCTTCAGACTTAACTTTCTGGTGCATTGCTCCGCCACCTAAATGTTGTGCAATCGCAGATAACATTTTGTTTGTGTCGTTACGCCAGTTTTTCGTTTCAATACCGACAATGTGACGAATGCCTGTGATTTCTTGTTGCATTTGTTTGTTAAACTGTTCTTGGTCTTTTTGTGCTTTGAACATCATCTCTAATGCTTGCATTGGTGTTTGTGGTACATTAAGCTGTGCTTGTTGTTTAATGTATTCATCCATTTTATGGAATGCATCAACATAAGTTGCAGTAAACAAAATGCCTTTACTACCTGTCATCTTGTTTGCCACTATGTCGCAACCTTTTTTGGTTAATAAGTAGTGTTTAGTCTGACGATTGTTTGCACCTAAATAAGTTGATTCTACGAAGTAATCATCAGGGCTCAACTTTGAGCTTTGCAAAATTACACTTCTATAATTTTCAATATCTCTGATTAAATTTTTATGTTCCTTACCCACCATTTCTGCTACTTCTCTACTATCTACGTAATGTGTCTCGTTCTGTTCTACTAATTGTAATTCTTGCAATTGGGCTTCCTCCTATTACGGTTTAACCGTTATTTTTAGTTAAAAAAATAATATCATCGTAAGATATGTCAAATTTTTCTTCTATCTTTTTTAACTGCGGAACATTAGGAAAAGTCTTTCCTTTTTCCCAGTTATGCCACACATCAGCAGACACGCCAACCTTAGCACCAGCCTTAGCTTGAGTTAAGTCAAATTTTGCTCTCAATGTCTTTAACGTTACTGGTTCTTTTTTAACGATGATTTGCGTCATTGTAATACCTCCTTGCTTAAGAACTGCCTTAAGTATATTACGGTTTAAACGTAATGTCAACACTTTAACCGTAATTTTATTTTTTTACTTGTATATTTTACGATTAAGCCGTATAATAAATTTGTAATATTAGATGAAGGGATTGAAATTATAATGTTAGGCAACAAAGAAATTATGGCAAAAAATATTTCTCGTCTCATGAAAGAAAATAATGTTGATAGAAACAAATTATCTAGAGACTTAAAAATAAGTTATACAACTTTATCAGATTGGATTAACGCAAAAACGTACCCAAGAATAGACAAAATCGAAATGTTAGCCAAATACTTCGGAGTAGAAAAATCATCGCTTGTTGAATCACCTAACAAAATCGTACAACTTGATACACTACCAGTTAAAAAAATACCGGTTGTATCAAAGATATCTGCAGGAATGCCTATATACACAGAAGAAAATTTAGTTGATTACATATACTTCTCTACTAAAAATTTGAATCCTGATAAAGAAGAGTTTGGTTTACAAGTGTCCGGTGATAGTATGAACAAACTTTTTGATGAAGGTGATGTAGTTGTAGTGGAAAAAGATTCTATCGTCGAAAATGGTCAGTTAGGTGTAGTCATGATAAACGGGTATAACGGTACTGTTAAGCGCATAAGATACAATGGAGACCAAATCATATTAATACCTGAATCGAACAATCCTAATCACTATCCACAAGTATATGGTAAAGACGATGAAGTTAAAATTGTAGGTAGAGTTGTAGCAAGTGTGAAAACGTATTGATTAACAGCGCCTGTGTGGCGTGAGGAGGATGAGGGATGGAAGAGAAACAATACTTATGGAGATATAACGATATAGAAAAAAGAATGAATGAACTTCACAAAAAATATAAAGAATTAGTGGATATATTTTTTGGTGATGTAATAGATAAAAATACTGGATACTTCCCCTTTTATTCCGGTATAAAATATAGCTACGCAGATTTGAATATCAGTTTTTACAGAGGTTTAATTTATATTCACGGTGGGTCAGAAGGTATGCAAGCGAAGAAAATAAATATTTCTGTAGATGATGTTTTAAAAAGAACAGAAAGATCTTTCGAGAAGTTAAGTGAATATATAAAAAGTACTTTCATTTTCGAAAAAGTCATACATGATTTTCAAATGTTTAACTTGAGCGATTTAGCTAGTATATACAACGACGATGCAATTGCGCATTATTATTTTGAAACTCATTCTGACTTATATTTATCAGATAAATCTACAAAAATTTATCGAACACCTAATTCTTTGTTAGAAAACGCAAATGATTTACCGGCTTCTTTAAGAAAATACACTCAATTATTAGAAACAGTTAATGACAAGGATTTTGAAACTCATATAGTTGAAGCTTATGATTGCTTTATGTCTGAAAAAAGGCTAGCTACATCACTACTTTTAGGTAGAGCGCTAGAACTAATGTGTAGGCTGATATTGAACAAGTTTGATAAAGATATAATTAAACAAACACCTGATTACAAGAGGAATATAAGAACATTTTTAAACGAAATGGAAAACAACGATTTAATAGAAGAACATTTAAAACATTCAGTCAAAGCTGCTATTGAACACAGAAACTCTATTATGCATGGTATTAAAATCGAAGAGTACAATTCGATAATTCAAACATTATTTGACGAAATAGCTAAGCTGTCTAATGTATATAAGTCTCTTAATAAACAGTAAGCAAAATCGGATTCTTCATTACATACCGAATATTCATCATAAACACTGACTGCATCTTCTAAGACATTTTTTAAAATTCTAATGTCTTCATTCGTTAAAACTAATTCATTGAAATTATGATTGTTTTTAAATGTCATAACATCACCTACTTTTTATTTTATTATATCACATTTAGTACCTAGTACTAAATTTCGGGTAGCCCGCCTACCCTTATTATTTTTTGCCAATTTTGAGGAGGGAGAAGCAAAATGCCAGTATATAAGGATGATAATACAGGTAAATGGTATTTTTCCATTAGATATAAAGATGTATACGGTAATAACAAACGTAAGATGCAACGCGGTTTTTCAACTAAGCGTGAAGCTAAGAGAGCAGAGGCTATTTTTTTGAATGACGTAAACGAAGGATATAGTGATTCGAAAACATTTGATTATGTTTTTCATCACTACTTAGAAAATAGCGATTTGAGACCTAAAACAAAACGACGCAAACAAAATGAATATCATAAACACTTTAAAGCTAAGTTCGGGCACATAAAAATGAATAAGATAACACAAAATCAATGCCAAGAGTTTCGTAAATATCTAATAGAGAATGTAGCATCAACAAATTCTGCTCGTACAATTTGGTCAGGTTTTAAAGTTGTAATTAATTATGCTAAAAAATACTTTGGATTACGTACAGATCCAACAATATCAATTAAACCTATTCCGCGTGTAAAGCCAAAACCTAAGTTTATGATGCGTGAAGAATTTGAAGAAAGAATCAAAGACATTGAAGATCAAGATTACAGAGAGTTATTTACATTAATGTTTTATACAGGTTTAAGGATTGGCGAAGCTATGGCGCTTGTTTGGACAGACTACAATAAATATAAAAAAGAGATATCCATAAATAAAACAATGGACATCTCTAATAGAACTATATATCCGAGACCAAAAACAGATAGTTCAGAGGATATTGTTCCTTTACCTAAATTCATCAATACAATGTTAACTGAACGACACCAACGTGAAAAAGAGTTAAACAAATATTTTGATGAACGTAGTTATTTTATTTTCGGAGGAATGGCTCCCAAACATTACAGTCATGTTCAAAAGAAATTCCAAAAAGCTTTCCCCCATTATAACATTCACGCGTTAAGACATTCTTATGCATCTTATCTTGCAAATAATGGTGTAGATATTTTCGTTTTACAGTCACTCATGAGACATGCTCAAATCACTGAAACGATGGGCACTTACAGCCATTTATATACTCAGAAAAAACACGATGCAATAGCCATTTTTGACAAGTAA